TGCGCATGCCTCACCGTCCCACCCACCTTCTTCTTTCGAGGAGAACTATGTGAGACACTCGCTCCGCGCTTCGCGCTCGTACTCGGGCGGTGTGCTACGCACGGGTCTTTTGGGCACACCCTCCCCTATAGTCCCCTCCCTCTCGCGCCGAGGGGTACGCTAGTGCGCGACCGGTCATCGGTTGAGCTTAGGTTCGCCGGATTGCAGCAAGCTGCGCATATCGGGCCTGCTCGGTTGATGAGCGGGTGGTTTCTGTGTGGCGCGGTCTTGCGACCGGAAGCTGGAGGGGCCTCCTGTATTGGCCCCGTGGTTCGTCGCTTCTACGGGGCCTATGCGCGGCGACGGCGTTTAAGCCGCCAGCCGTTGGAAGTGTTGTGCTTTGAGAAGTCGATAGCGCCGTGGCGGCGCTTTAACGGTTCGAGCTTTTCGACCTCCTTCCACTTACCCTTGAGGCCGGCGGCACGTAGATGGTCACGGACCTCGGCGGCGAGGTCATGATCGGTCGCCGGGTTGAAGGAGCGATAATAGTTGGTCGGCTTCTTGGCTGTCGGGCGGAAGTAGAAGCGGCGCAACAGGCCGGCGTGCCGGTCGGGAACGTCGAAGACGATCAGGATCCACCGCTTCATGGATGCGGCCGCTTTCGCGGTTGCGAGCCCCTGATGATCGCCGCGGCTGTTGCCGGCGGCATACTCTCGTGGAGCTTTACCAACTCAAGAGCCAGATCCCATTGATGGTCGTCGAAGCCACGAACACCCAGACGGTCGCACTCGCGCCGCATCTGAAGCCACCATCCCGCGCTCAAAGCACGTCGCCAATCATTAACGGTTGACCATTGCGGTTGGGTATCATATCTATCTCTGCGCCCTTCCCCAAAGGCGCATACCACTATCCACTGCCCTGTGTAAAGTGGTAAACGGAAGGCCCGGTCTCATATCCCGGGCCTTCCTTGCTTCTGGGGACAGCATGCGCATCATCGTCTGCGGCGGAAGAGACTACCAGGACCGCACCACCCTCTTCGAGGTCCTCGACCAATTGCACGAGGAAGAAGGGATCGACCTCCTCATTCACGGCAATGCCAGGGGCGCCGACCAACTGGCCGGTCAATATGCAGAAAATCGAGGCATACTCGTTGAGATCTACCCGCCAGACTGGAGCCTTGGCAGGAAGGCCGGGCCCCTGCGCAATCAGAGAATGATCGATGACGGCAAGCCAGATGCCGTCCTCGCCTTCCCCGGCGGTCGCGGCACCGACGACATGATCCGCCGCGCCTGGAAGGCGGGACTGAAGGTCTGGCAACGGTGAGCGACGACACCGAGGCACAGCAGCGCGCCACCCTCTTCCGCCACTTCCTGAAAAATCCGTGGTGGGCGCATTCCTATCTCTTCAGGCATCGGCACGCCGAAGCCTCAAGCCCCGCTCACAAGCAATGCATCGCCGACATCTGGGACCGCGACCCGCACCGCAACATCGAAGCCTTCAGAGGCTTTGGTAAAAGTACGCTGCTCGAGGAAACCGTGATCCTGCGGTGCGGCCTGCGCCTGCACCACAACTTCGTCATCTTCGGGGCGAGCGAGCGAAGGGCGGTCGAGCGGCTCGAAGCAGTCAAGACGGAGATCACCGTCAACGAATTTATCGTCGGCGCCTTCGGCAGCCTGCGCGGCGACATTTGGCAGGAAACCAAGATCGTGCTCTCGAACGGGGTCTGCGTCCAAGCCATCGGCCGCGACCAGTCGCTCGCCGGCATCAAGTTCAGGGACTGGCGGCCGGACGGCGTGCTGGTCGATGATCTGGAGGACGTCGACGAAATCAGAACGGATATGGATCGAGTTCGGACCTGGAACTGGTTCCTCAAATCGATGATCCCCTCATTGGACAGACCGACCGATAGCTGGGTCCGGGTGCTGGGAACCAGAAGAGGGTCAGGCTCACTGCCCGAACGGCTGGAGGCCAGTGGCTGGCCAACTTCCAAATTCCCCATCGAGGCAATCAATGAGAGGGGGGAACGGCAGGCAACCTGGCCCGCCAAATTTCCGCTGGCCAAGATCGACGAACTCAAGGAATTGTACCGGGGGGATCTGCACACTTATGAGCAGGAATTCATGTGTCGGGCAACAAGCGATCGCGCTCGCCTGTTTCAGAAAGAAAGGTTCAGATACGAGCCTTCGCGTCCCTCTTGGCACGCCGTCTACGTATTCTACGATCCTGCTCGTACTAAAACTGCGGGCAGCGCGACGACGGGCAAGGCTGTCTGGTCGTGGGTCGGCAATCGCCTCGTCGTCTGGGAATGCGCCGGACACTTTTGGAGCCCCGACGAACTCGTGGCCGATATCGTCCGGACCACCGGGGAGTACGGGCCGGTCTGGGTGGGCGTGGAAAAGACCGGGCTCAACGATTGGCTGATGCAGCCGCTGCGCCACGAGATGCTGCGTCAGGGTATCCTGATACCGCTGCTCGGGGTCGAGGCGCCGCGCGGCAAGCTCGACTTCATCGGCGCCCTCCAGCCCCTCTTCCAGGGAGGCGAGGTCATCTTCGCCGGCCTTCCCCAGGAGTTCAAAGGCCTCGAAGACCAACTCCTCTCCTTTCCACGCGGGAGAATCGATGCCCCCAACGCCCTCGCCTACGCGCGCACGCTCCGACCTGGCGCTCCCGTCTACGACAATTTCGCAGATGGACATATCGCTCGAAGCCTTGCCGCGCACCACGACACGCCTCTTTACCTTGCGGCTAATACAGACGGGTCCATCGTTGCGGGTCTACTTGTGCAACGTCGAGGGAACGGCCTTGCTGTCCTGGCCGATTGGGTCCGCGAAGGATCTCCCCGAGAAGTCGTCGGGGAATTGGCTGGCGACGTTGCTCTCGCCCACGGCGGAACCACACTCACTGAGCATCCCCTTTACGGCACCGGCTCAGACCTCTTCAAGGTCCCGGTCTGGCAATCAAGAGTAGCCGCCACCGAAATAAAGTGGATCGTCCCCCCCGCCCACTTCAATGAATGGAACAACCATGGCCTCGTCCAGGCAATCCGATCCCTTCCTCAACCTTGCGGCATGGGAGGAGAGGTTAGTGGAGGCCGAGACAAATTATCTCAAATGCTGGATCAGGTTCATGGCGGCGAACGATCCGTCCTCATTTCGGAGAACGCCCGCTGGTGCCTGCGCGCGCTTTCAGGCGGATACGCTAGAGCTATGGGCGGGCGCGGGCTGGCTGAAGTCCAGGCCCAGAACGGACTCTACCGGGTGCTGATGGAAGCGCTCGAAAGCTTTGTCGGAGCCGGGATCAACGATCAGGCGGCAACGATGAGCGGGCCCGATGCCGGCCTTTCCGCCGCTCAACCGCTTGCCTATACACGCTCTGGTGTGGCATACCGTTCGGCAATACCAGATAGGGGACGATAGATGGACTGGTCAAAGATTCTGGCGGCGGTTCAGTCGCTGATCAATGCGGTGCAGACGATGGCCAGCCTTCATCCCTCGGGAGCGGCGGACGCCGTTGGCCACGCGACCATGGCGCAGAACGCTCTCAACGACGCGCAGGCAGCCATGGCCCCGGCGCCAGAAGAGCCGGCGCCCGAGCATCCGGAAGCAATGCCCGAAGAAGAGCCTGCGCCAGAGCCGATGCCCGAGCCCATGCCCGAGCCCATGCCCGAGGACGCTCCCAAAGCGGAGTGATTAGGTGAATGGCCGCGCAGCTTCGCGAGGCTGACGCCCCGCTTCCGGGGGAAACGCCCGGGGAATCAGGCGACGAAGACCTCGACCTGTCCGAGCGCCCCTCGGAAATGCTCGATCGCGATACCCAGCTTCTGGGCAATCGTAACTCCAAGGCGCGCAAGTGGATGCAGAAACGCTTCCGCGCCATCGCCAAAGGCTTTCAGGATCAGGCGGAAAGATCCAACCGGCTCGATCAGTTCTGGAACACCTACCATTGCCTGCGCGACGACAACACCTACTACAACGGTGAGGCGCAGATCTATGTGCCGACCATCCACGACGCGGTAAAGGCGCTGGTCACCCGCTACGCCAACCAGTTGATGCCGCAGCCGGGACGCTACATCGAGGCAACCACCACCGACGGCGAGCAGCCCTACGAGATCATCGCCCTCGGCAACCACTATTTGAAACGCGCCAAGTTCAAGAGCCTCGTTCTGAAGCCGCTGATCCGCAACGGCCTGATCGAAGGACAACTCAACCTCTACCTCGACTGGCAGGAGATTCACCGCCACATTGTTTCACGTGAAACACGCGGCGTCATGACCGAAGGTCCGCAGCCCGGGCAGCAGATCGAAAGCGATGCAGGCACCGAGATCGTCGAGATCAAGGAAGAGGACATCGTCGAGGGCCGCCCGCTCTTCGAAGTCCTGCACGACGCCGATGTCCTCGTCCTCCCGGCAACCGCCGACAGCATCGACGAAGCCCTGGAGTGCGGCGGATCCGTTACCATCGTCCGTCGCTTCTCGCCCGAGGGCCTGAAAGAAATGGCGAAGGCGGAAGACCTCGACCTCAATGTCGGTCACGACGACAAGGGCCAGCCGCGCACCGACCGGGACTACGATACCTCCGTCGTCTTCGCCGTCGAGTCCGCCGAGATGACCGGCCTTCGGGACATCGAAAAATCCCTGGCGCGGGATGTCGGCATCAAGACCCGGGGCAAGCACGCCATCCTCTTCGAGGTCTGGCAGAAAGTGCCGCTGACCGAAAAGGGCAACTTCTCCGAAGGCGGCGAGCCTCGCCTCTGCAAGTCTTGGTACGCCCTCTCCCACGAAGCCCTGTCCCTGAAACGCAACCCGCACTGGAACGACCGTTGCCCGCTGCTCTCGGAGCCGATCGAGAAGCAGTCCGGCGTCTTCAAGGGCAAGTCGCAGGTCGAGGCGGTCGCCGAACTGCAGTACGAATCGAACGATGCGGCGAATGAGCGGGCCGACGTCGACCATATGTCGGCGATGCCTATCGTCATGCAGCAGTCGGAAGACGCGAACGCGCCGCTGCTGATCGCCAAGGGCGCGATCTGGAATTATACTAAAACACCTCCAGCCTTCGCCGCCTTCCCCGATCTCTCGGGTCGCGGTACCGCGCGGGTGCAGGATGCCAGAGCCCTGATCTTTCAATCCCTCAGCGTCAACCCGGCAATGCTGCCGATGGCGAGAGGCGGATCGAAGCAGAACCAGGCCGAGGTGGCGCAGCAGCAGCAGGTCGATCTGCTGACCACCGCCGAGGAGGTCGATGTCATCGACTCGCTCCTCACCGAGATGGTCGAGCGCATCATCGACTACGATCACCAGTACCGCGATCGCGACGTTGCCATCCAGCGCTTCGGTGAACTGGGGGTGCGGGCCGAGATGATCGACGTGCCGCCGTTCCGCAACCGCGCCGCCATCGACTTTCAGTGGGTCGGCAGTGTGCAGATGCGAATGAATGTTGCAATGCAACAGAACGGCACCGCCTTTATCAATGTCGCGCGAGGCATGGCCGACCAGTTGAAACAGGAAGGCCTCACCCTCTCACTCGGAACCCTGCTCGAATATCAGTGCTCCTCGATCTTCGGCCCGACCATCGCCAGGAAGACGCTGCGCGACCAGCGCCGCGAATTGAGCATGGGTCCGGAGATCGAGAACGAGATGCTGGGCGACGGGCACGAGGTTCCGGTCTCTATGTTCGACAACGACCAGCAGCATTTGCAGGCGCACCAGAAGGCGATGCGAGATTCGGGCGACCCGCACGGTACCTTCCGCGTCCACATTCAATGGCATCTGAAGCAGATGCAGATGAAGAACATGGCGCAGCAGCAGGCAATGATGCAGTCCGGCGGGGCGCCGGGCGTTCCCGGCGGGGCCGGGCCGGGAGTGGCCGGAACTCCCAGACCCGGTCCGCCGAGGGTGGCCGGCCCCCAACCGGGCGGGGTGCCGACGCAGCCGCGCCAGATGAAGGCGCCGCCCGGCCGCATTCCTGCAACAGCCTTGCCACGTGCCGGGGCTATAGTGCCGCCACGCCGCTTTTAACCGGGGAACATCATGACCGATATTTGGACCGACTGCCTCACTTGGGTTGTCGCCGGGCAGACGCTGGCGATGAACGATCAGCTTGCGCTTGGGCCCGTCGTCGGAGACCCGACCCAGGTCTTCACCCTGGTTCAAGGAACCAACATTCAATACCTGACCGTCGCCTCGCAGCCCGGCATGGCGATGAACTGGCAGACCATGGAGTGGGGCACGGCGTGGGACGACCCCTCCTCCCCCAACAACACATGGTATCAAGCCGCAGCACAGGTCGACGGCCTTCCCTTTACTCCCGCCGCCTTCTTCGCCGGGGCAAACGGCGCAATCCAGGTGCTTCAACCCAACGCCGCCGGCACGGCGGTGGTGATGGGTCCGCTGCCCGCCGGCATGAGCCTGACTACTCCCCCAGCCTACACTCCCCCGACCAATGGCCCCTCGCCCTCGGCTTATGTTCCCAGCGGCTATCTCTATGCCGGCGGCGACGAAATGGCGAATGGCTTTAACCAGAGCAATTGGTGGACGCTCTACGCCAACCCCTCTACCGCGCACTCGATCCCGTCAAACGGTGAGATGGAATACTACGATGTCAACGGCAATCACGTGGCAATTAGCGGCGGTGGTGTGGCTCTTACTGCTCTGCCGCCTGGCTCTGATGGCCTTTACCATTCGGGGATGCTGCGGGCGAAGCAGACCTTCGATGTAAAGGACAAGGCGGTTTACATCGAGGTCAAGGCCAAGATCCCCAACGCGCAAGGTGCCTGGCCTGTGCCAATGTGGTTTGCCGCCGAGCCAACGAACCCGGACGGCTCGGCCCCCTGGCCGCCGGAACTCGATGTCGCCGAGTTCATGATCAACTCGGCGAACGGCGACACTTCCTCGATGGTCGGCATGAATGTGCAATTCAACGGGAATGTGCCGGGGCCATGGAATGGCGGCCCGTGGTCTTATGATCCGCCGCCGACAGGCTGGACGTGGAGTGCTACCGGGCGGACCAAGTGGATCACGCCCATAGACTTCAGCGCCGAGTACAACATTTTCGGCGTTCTGATGACGCCCATCTCGGGCGGCGGCATGGAGTGCAACTATTACGTCAACGGGTACCGTGGCTTCTTTGCCCGCTACGACGCTTATGTCGGTGCGGACGGCACACAGCCCTACAACCTTGAACTGCTGATCGACCTCGCGGTCGGCGGCGTCGGCGGCGGAACGCCCAACCCATCCGAGTTCCCCTGCTCACTCGATATTGCCTACGTGCGCTGGTACACGACGGACGGCTCCGCGCCGGGGCCGATGAGCACCATCGGCGTTGACGAGCCCGAAGGACCGAACGGCTGGTAATGGACGGCATCACCTACCTTGCCCTTTACCTCGTCGCTGCGAATGTCGTGCTCACGATATGGAAGCCCCTGTGCGTGATGTGCGCAATTTCCTTCTTGCTGGCGGCGGCATTGCGTCAGCGGAGTTGACAAATCAAAAGATTTGTTGGATACGCGTTACCGATCGAGTGGTGGGACGTTACTCACCCAACGAGTGGCGGGTCGTAACTCGCTAGCGAGGCGAATGATTTGAGCGGCACGAACGATCCCGGTCAGCCGGGGGAAGACGATCTCCTGCCCGATGAGGAAGAGATCGACGCGGGCGACATTGACGAAGGCGATGAGCCGGAAGTCGAGGAAGCCGAACCTCCCGAAGTAGATGCGCCGGAACCGGAGCCGCCAAGACAGTCGCGTCGTGAACGCCAGGCCGAGAACTGGCGTGAGCGGGCCATCCGGGCAGAGGCTGAGCGCGACCTTTATCAGCGCCAGCAGCAGCAGCCCCGGCAGCAGCCGCAACCAGATCCACAAGCCCAGGCCGCCGCGCGCCGCGCCGAGATGGAGCGCATCTCGTTGTTGGCGCCGGACCAGCAGATGGAAGCCATCGACCGGCTGGTGGATCAGAAGGTAGCGGTTGCCGAGTTCCGGCAGCTTGATCGCTCGGACCAGATGGCCTTCAAACAGATGCAGGATTCCGTCCCTGCCGCCCGCCGTCTCGCCCCAGAGGTCGAGCAGATGTTGCAGGGACAGAGGGCACAGGGAATCTACGGTTACACCCGCGAGCAGATCTACCACTACCTGCTCGGGCGAGAGGTTCACAACCGCTCGACGCAGAACGCGGGGCGGCAGAGACAGGCGGGACAACGCAACGTGGCGCGGCAGACGACGCGACCGGGCGGGAACCGCAACAGAGGCGATGTGTCCACCGGCACGAACCGGTCCCGCAGCGGTGATGCGGATCGGGACCTGCTGATGAACACGAGGATCGAAGACTTGTAAGCGGGGGCCGCGATTGACCCTCGCTCAATAGCGGGGGTCACATGGCCACGAATACCAGCAATCAATATCAAGCCGCACTGCGGCGCCAGTTGGCGAAGGAAGTGCTGCCAATCGCGCAGCGCTACCTCGTCGCGCACCAGCACGCCGTCAAGCGCAAGATGGAAACGCGCGCGGGCGTGACGTGGACGGCGACCCGGTTCAACCGAATCCCCCTCCCCTTCGCCCCCCTGTCGGAAGGCGTGCCGCCCATCGGCGAGCAGCTCTCCATCTCGCAGGTCACGGGCGTGGCGTTGCAATGGGGCGATAAGGTCACCCTCACTGACGTTGCCGTCATCGTCACGATGTACGATCTCGTCAAGGAAGCGCGCAAGCTCTTGGCGGTTCAGATCGCTGAAACGCACGAACGCAACGCGATGTTCTGCCTGATGGGCTCGACCCAGGTCAACTACGTCGGTCAGGTCGGCTCGCGCGCCAACCTCGTCGCCGGTTCGGTTATCGATACGGTCACGCTCAACCGGACCTACTCCGACCTTCAGACCATCGGCGCCCCCTTCGTCGGCGGGCAACTGGAACCCAACATCACCCGCGAAATCGAGCACGGCGCTAAGGCCAGCGAACGCGGGCCGATGAACACCGATCACTATGTCGCCATTGTTCACCCGCTGGTTGCTAACGACCTCCGTCAGAATGCTGCGGTGCAGCAGGCGTGGTCCTTCTCCGACGTGACCCGCCTCTACATCAACGAGTTCGGCTACTGGTCGGGCATCCACTTCACCTGGTCGAACATGGTGCCGCAGTTCTCCGGGCAGACCGCGGCCAGCGGATCGAATGCGGTGGGCTCGCTGGCGACCGCGACCTACGTGATCCAGATCACCGGGACCGATCTGCTCAACCAGCGCGGCGAGCAGTACATCTCCCAGGTTTCGACCGGCATCTCGGTCACGACCGGAGGCATCTCCGTCACCGTGCCGGCGAACACCGCCTTTACCTACACGGTCTACATCTCGCTCGCGGGCGCGGCCGCACCGACCAACATCGCCGTGACCACGACCACGGGTGTCGGCGCACCGACCTCTGGCCCGCTGACCGGCATGGCAACCCAGATCGCCGCCGGCTCGACGATCACCCTCACCAACATCGGCGCGTACCAGATCCCGCCCGCCGCCCCAGCGACCGGCGTCACCGTCTTCCCCACCTGGGTCATGGGTGAACAGTATTACGCCTGCCTCGAACTGGAAGATGTAAGCTACACATTCCTCGGCGAAGCAGACAAGTCGGATCCTTTGAATCAGTTAAGAGTAATTGGGTACAAATTCTTTGAAGGTTGGGTAATTCTTAACCAACAGTTTGGATGCCGCATAGAATCTTCTGCGTCAAACACGGGCCTTTTCGGATGAGGTCTTGTGATTTACTTGAGATGGGCCCATCGTCTACCAAGTTTTATATGGGAAACCATCGTCTGCCAGATGCCGAATTGTTCTGCGATTCGGCGTTGGCTGACGCCTGTCTCAAGAAGCCTGCGTATTTCGCGAACGTCCTCGTTCGTCAATTGCGGCTTGAATTGGCCGTCGTTGAAATGCGTACCGTGCCTAGTCTTGTCGGCATTGTTTTCGGTAGGCAGTGCCCATCGAAGATTGTCGGCGCGCACGTTGGTGGGGTTGCCGTCCCAGTGCGCAACCTCATGCCGCGCGCTTGGTTTGGGTCCGTGAAACGCCTTGCAGACAAGCTGGTGCACGAGTGTGCTTTGCTGCGGCTGCCCGCGAACCGAAAGTTTAACCGCCGGGTATCTGCCGCTGTTGTGGAGCCAAGGAGAAAGAATGCGTGGCGCGGCGCGCTTCATCGAGCGAATCCGACCCCAATCACTGACTTCGTAATCAGGAAATTCATCGACGGTTTTCCAGAACTCTGGCATGGTTTCCTCGCGTGGTGGAGGAAATGTAATACAGGGTTATTGGCTAACTGTCCAGCGCGTGGAGGTTGATCTTGGCTTATAAAATTCGCCTCACAGTTGATGTCGATTGGGTGCCAGATGGCGGTTACCAGACCTTTCTCGGCATCAACCAGTCCAACAACCCAGGCTTCAACTCGCAGCTTGGGCCGGGTGCGGCTGGCATGGCGCAGACCGCCGAGTTGATGATCGCGGAAGCGGTGCCGGGCGGCGACTCGCCGACCCTCGCCAACTTCCTGACGGCCTTGCAGAATGCGGCTAACGATCTTGCGGGCACGCCGGTCGGGACCAATCCGGTGCCGATCTTCTCGCAGCCCGGCGCGCTCTACGGGCAGTCCGGCACGCCGCTGTCGATCATTCAGGGTTGGTCTACCGGCAACCCATAAGGAGCGGCAATGTCTCTCCACACGTTCGGCACGACCAGCGCGTCTGCGCTCAACGCCATCAAGTGGTATCCGGGTCTGGTCGCGGCGGGAGGTTCCAATCCCGCGACCCGGCTTCTCGGCTTGGGCGATGCGCAGGCGATCGACAACTCGATCTTCTCGGCCACGCTCGCCGCTCCCCAGGCATTCGCCGCGACCTTCGGCGCGTTCGGGTTGCAGGGCATTCTCCTGACGGTGACGACCAACTCGACGACGACGCTCGGAACGCTGGCGTCTACGGGCGGGCCGCCGCTGTCTGCGATTCAGGTGGGCGCCCTGATCCGTGGCACCGGCATTCCGCCAAACACCTTCATCACGGCGCGCACGCCCACGACCGGAACGCCGACCTCCCTGACGATCAGTCAGGCCGCAACGACCTCGTTGACCGCGCAGCCCTTCATCATCGCCAACCCGAACACGATTGTATCGGGCTCCTGCGGCTTTGATCCGGCAACCGGGCGGATCCAGCTGCCGGATGGGCGCGGCGTCATCTTTCTCAATCCCGGCGATGTGGTCGCGGTCGACAATGCGGGCGCGGTGATCGTCGTCCCCCTTGCCTCGACCACCGTCGCGGGAACGCTCTGGACATTCACATAAGGACTTACCTGCTATGGCTCTGAGGTGGAATCACGACCTCTCTGAGGAAGAGAAGGCGGCTTACAAGCGCGCCTCGCTCGTGGCAAAGCGCGCGGGCGACACGAACTTCCCCGACTTCAGTGCGTGGACCCTGGCGCAGCGAATGGCTTCCGGTCAGCAGCCGGCACCTAAGCCGGCCGAAACCAAGCCAGTTGAGGAAGGGGTCGTCGAGGGCAGGCCGTGGGACGAGGCTGAATTTCCGGCCCCACAGGAAGACGACAGCGACGATGCGATGATGATCGAGGAGATGCCGGTCGTCGAACTGGAGGAACCGGAGCCGCCGCAGCCCATTGATCGGGCGCGCATTCTCTCGGCTCTGTCCGAAGATCTTCGCTCGCAGTTGAGCGACGACGACATCAACGAGATCCTTGAAGAGGAACGGGCCCGCGCTGCGGCGGAAGCTAAAGAGAAGGCGCTGAAGAAGGCGCGTGAGGCCATCCGGCATTCGATGCGGGTTGAGCAGGGCTTGCTCGATGCCGCGACCCTGCGCACGCGGGAGCAGAACGAGCGTCTGGCGAAGCAGATTCGCATCCGCTTCAACCTGCCGAACGATGGCGCGGGCGATCCGCGCCTCGGCGCCAATGGGTTCCGGGTAAACGGCCGGGTCTTCGAGGCCGACCGCTGGCATACGGTAACGCTGGGCGAGTACGAATCCATCGCCGCGAACCACTATCAGGTGTGGATCAACCAGGTGCAGTTCGAAACGCTTAACCAGAGCACAAAGGCTGGTATCACCAATATGAACCGTCTTGTCGGCACGACGCCTGCTCGCGTATTGTTTGCGCGTCAGCCGAACAAGATAGAGGTCGAAGATGTCGGATCGCTACATTAATGAGGACGAGCCTCTAGAAGTTAAGGTGACCCCGGCGCAGCCCGCTTTCACCTCGACGGGCATGCAATTGTCCATCACGGGCAAGATTCATCCCGAACTCAATTTCGAATCGTCGATGATCGTCGACGATACCTCCGACGAGCACTACATCAATGAGTGCGTCGATCGGATGCGCCGCGTCTTCGAGCGGCAGCAATCGGTGATCGAGCACCGGATGACCAGGTTCGACCTGGCGAACAAGACGACGGTGTTGCGCGAGGTGCCGAAGCTCATGGACGAGTGGTCGGCAAAGCGCGACCGCGACCGGCGGATCGAAGAGGCGAAGTGGCAGATTGCCTGGAACCGCAGCCCGAAGCGCGGCGAGTTTCGCATCAACGATTCGCAGCGCAATTGGCTCGACACCTACGACGCGGAAACCAAGAAGAAGATGGATGAGTTCCAGAGCATGCTGGAGACTTACCCCGCCGACATCAAAAATCTGGAGGCTCGGGTTGATCGCTGCCGCCGGGTAATCGAGGGATTGGCCGATCGCACCGACCTCATCGACGATCTGTTGCCGCCCTATACCGTTATCGACGGTGAGGCGGCCGAATAGAGGTGGTGAATGCCGAGGACTGCGCAAGGGATCATTACCGAGGCGCTGACCATTGCCAAGGTCGGACAGATCATTGGCGGTGTGCAGGCCGGCTATTCCATTCAAGCGCTCGCGGCCCTCAACTCGGTTCTCGACACGCTGGCAACCACGGTTGATTTCGCGCGGGCGACCCGCACCTTCTTTTTCACCTTCGCGCCGGGCCTCATCACCGAAGCGGTGGGCAATATCGTGACGGCAGCGCCGAACCCGCTGCCGATCGATTACCTGCGGGTGCAGACCTCGGGCGGATCGACCGGCTCCCAGCGCGGCAGCAAGTGGTACTTGCAGGGCGTGCCCTACGACATGATCGAACTAGACCTGACCGAGTTTGACGATCAGGTGCAACAGGCGGGCATTCAGTCCTACCCCTATTACTGCGCGCGCGACATGTCGGGCGGCGGCATCATCGCTAATTTCCAGGGTGATCTGAATTCGACATCGACGACAGTGCAGAATGTCTCGTCGATCAACGATCTGACGGGCGTCATCACCACCGGCTTTACCGGCAACCCGAAGCTGTCGGTCCTCGCGGTCGGCATGACGGTCGGCGGCGGGACGGGGCAGATCACACCCATCGTTCCCGGAACCACGATCACCGCGATCAATACCGGGGCTAACACCATTACCCTGTCGCAGCCGCCGACTTATCTGAACGGATCGCCTGGAACGGTATGGTCGGGAACCATGTTGCAGGCATCGCTCTTCGCCGGCTATGCCGCCAATCTGCTGATCTACCCGCCGCCGTCCGGCGCCTTCAGTGCGATGCTGCGTTACCAGGCATACATGCCGCCGCTAACGCAGGCGCAGGTGAACAACGGCGCTTACTGCTGGTTCTCCGACGACAACGTGCTGATCGACCTTCTGGCCAAGCGGCTGATGGGCATTGCCGATGATCAGCGCCTGAATGAATATCAGCAGATGGCGTCGTATGAGGTTGATAAATATAAGAAGCTGGCAGACGACCGGGCAAACCGGGCGCAGACGGTGCAGATGGATAGGAGAATGTTCGGCCACGATTTCAGTAGGTTAAAAAATACCAAAGTCATTGGATGGCTTCTGTTGATAAGTATGTGGGTTGGTGCTATTGGTACGGTGTTCTCTTGCTGAGAGATTTAGCCATGCCAAGTAGCAAAGACCCCGTAATCAATCGGCGTAAAGCGCGAGAATATGCGCTTGCCCATCCTGAGTGGAAGCGAAAGTCTAATCGCGAGTGGGTCGCCAAAAAGCGTCGTGAAAATCCTGCATCAATAAAGGCGGCGAATGACAAGTACAGGCTGTCTTTAACGCCCGAACAAAAGGCGCAGCGTGCCGCCTATCAGAAGAAGTGGTTCGCGGAACATCCCGGATATGCTATCCGCAAACAGCGCGAGGATCATGCGCTCAACCCAGCGCGCCGTATGGTTGAGCAAGCCAAGATGCGCGCTAAAAAACTTGGCGTTCCCTTTGATTTGGACTGGCGAGAGATTGAGATGCCGGAAGTCTGCCCGGCTCTGGGCATTCCGCTGTTTGGGGGTAACGGAGGATTCCAAGATAACTCGCCTTCGCTTGATCGCCTTAAGCCCACGCTTGGCTATGTGAAGGGGAATGTGCGAGTGATTTCGTGGCGGGCAAATGTAATCAAGCGCGATGCAACATTGGAGGAACTTGAGGCGATTGTTGCTTACATGCGATGCGGAGGGGAAAATGGAATGTCCGGATTGTAAGGGTGCGGGTATTAAGACCCGACCAGAAACATCGGAGAAGGATGTCAAGTCGCGCTTTCCGATGCTGTGCGACCGCTGCTCCGGGTCGGGCGCGGTCATGGCCCAGGTACCAAAAGCGGAAGGACAGGCGGTTGTCGCCGTGCCGTAGATGCCGACCAGAAATGCCCGCCCCACAGTCTTCCGCTGGAAGACGCTGACCGACGCCGTCGATCTGACGAACGGTCCGTCCGGTGGCGCGCAGCTTTTACAGAATCTCATTCCGGCGCCGTTCAACCGCGACATCATGGTGCCGCGCCCGGCGGCGCGCGAACTGACGAACTTCAGCGGCTTTACCACTCCCGCCTATGTTGAATTGCTTTATAGCGTTGGTCATCTGATCTACGGCTTTGTCGCAAGCGGGCGATTCTCGGGTCGCTCGGAACCGTTCATCTTCAACAATCAGAGCAACTCCTTCGTCTCGATCACCGGAGTCACGGCCGCTAATTGCCCGGTATCGACATCGACTAGCGGCGACTGGACGCCGCCGACCGCGGCGCAGGTCGGCAGCCGGGTTGTGATGACCCATCCGGGTTTCACCGGAGCCAATGGCGTCTTCTTCGGCTGGTTTGATGAAACCGGGTTCACTTCGAATACGATCACCGGCAATACGAACTCGAACAATCAGGTCACCAGCCTGTCGGCCAATGTGCTGCAAGCGGGCTGGTCTGTCGGCATGACGATCAGCGACAGCGCGGGGGATATCCCGGCCGGCACGATCATCACCGCCATCGCCTCTAACGGCTTGTCGGCGACGATCAGCAATGTGGCCAGCGGCTCGAACATCGGCACGACCTTCACGGTTGCGGGCGGCAGCGTGACGGCGCCGCTGTGGACCGGCGGCAACATGAACCAGAACCCGATTCCCGGAGTTCCGGTTGCTGTAGCCAACTTCAATGGACGCGCCTACTACGCCTATCAGGCAACACTGCAGTTCTCCGATGCCGGCAATGCCGTCCAAGATTCTAATAATCCTAATGTGCAGGTGATCAATTATCAGAACGGGCTCAATATTACGGCGATTCAGGGGACGCCGTTCCAAAATGTGCTGGGCGGCATCACGCAGTCATTGCTCGTTTTCCAGGGCGTTGGCGCGATTCAGCAGGTGACCGGGGACCCGACGACATCGAACCTCGTCTCGCAGCAGCTTGCCAGCGGCACCGGCACTCTCGCGCCCAACAGCCTTGCCTTTGTGCCGAATGTCGGCACCGCCTTTATCTCTCCGGACGGCCTGCGCTTTGTCAACTTGGTAGGCACGGTTTCGTCCGCACTCGGCACCAATGGCGACGGCGTCTCGCTGCCGTTCATCAATGCGCAGTTCCCGTCGCGGATGGCGGGCGCGTGGAACAGCGATTACTACCGGATCGCGGTGCAGACGGCCACGACGGCGGCAACGATATGGGGCCAATTTACCTGGGGTCACGCGCTGTGGGGCCCCGGCGAAATCATTACCCAGGAATATTGGTTCAATACCAAGCTTCAAGCGTGGTCGGGACCGCACACATTCCCCACGACGCTGGTCGTTACGGACACATCGAGCGGTTCATTCATCATCACGGCGCTGTCTCTCGGCGCAAGTCTGTGGCAATCGGATGCGATCGCGTCCAACTCGGAGACGTATACCGAGAACGGGCAGGTTCTACAGTGTACGGCGCTGACGGCGCTGATGCCCGACAATCAGGCGATGAGCGAAAATTCGCTGGCTGGTCCGTGTTGCACGATCGGACTTGCCTCATCGAGCGGCATGACCGCAACCGTCGCCTTCCTGCGCGAGAATGGGCAGTCGCTTGATACCGTCAACGTTCCGGTATCGGGGCAATCGAATGCGATCTGGGGGCAGTTCGTCTGGGGTTCGGCAAACTGGGGCGCGGCGGCTTCTAAATATGCCCAATACGCCGTACAATGGAACCAACCCTTGGTATTCAAGCAGGGGATGCTCAGTGTTAGTTTCCTTGCCGGACCCGGCAATCTTGTGGGCAATGTCTATCTGCGGATCGAGCCGCTTGGCTATATGATCCTGGGGGCAAGCGATGCGGCTTAGATACTTTCTCATGGCGCTGGCGATGCTTTGTCCGGTGGCGGCTCATGCGTCGTTACCGTGTTCGGCGTATCCCTTCACCCTGACCAACGGCACTCTTGCCGATGCCAATCAGGTGATGAGCAATTTCAACAACATTCTGACCTGCGTTAATTCTCTAGCGCCTCTCGGCACACCCGTGATTGGTGGGGCGAGCAATGTGCGTGCGGGTTTGGGAACCGCCGGTACCAGCATTACCGTCAATGCGGATAGCGTGACCGTAGGCACGGCACTCAATGGCACATCTTATACGCTGACCTCGTATGCGCAGAGCTTCAATGGCGCGACGACCGGCGCCGGCGGCATGGATACCGGGTCCTTGCCGACGAATGGCTATGTCGCGCTCTATGCGATCTACAATCCGACCGCGCCGTCCACCTCGATCCTCGGCTACAACTGCTCTGCGGCATGCGGCACGATCTATCCGGGCGTTAACATGCCGTCCGGCTATACCGCGTCGGGGCTTCTTGCGGTATTGAAGACTAACGCCACGCCCGCGCTGGCCGTGCAGTTCGTCAAGGGCAAGACCGTAACCTTCGCTGCGGCGAACTCCCCAACAACCACGGTCAACGTAAGCTCCGGGACCAGCGCATCGATCTCTGCGGTCATTCCGCCGAACGCCATTTCCATAGGCGGCAACCTCTTTGTGCAGTGCGGCACGACTCCCGGCAGCACCAACACCGACGTCATCGTGGGCGCCGACACGACCATGACCGGCCAATTGGAAGTGCAGGGGAGTTGCAACGCCGTCAGCGGCAACACATTCGAAACGCCGTTCGCCAATCTTCTGATAACGACATCTCAGACTCTGTTCTGGGGCGCGACTGTGGCCGGAACATCGCCGCAGGGATTGGTTCAGATCACTGCGTATACGATCCCCTAATGTGGCGATCAACTGCGCGACATGCTTCTTTGGCGTCCCCGACAGCGTCGGGCTGAGTTGCCGCGTCAGCGCGCCCATCAGCAATGCGCGCATCTACGTCACGCCGGATTATTGGTGCTCGCTCTATAGCGCGATAGCGCCGCCCAGCTTCGTTACCCAGACCTTTCTGAACATCATCGCCTTCGGCGGCGACCCGAGCGGCAACGGCGACACCTCACCCGCCCTCAATGCCGCGCTGGCGTCCCTCCCGGCGCAGGGCGGACTCGTGTATTTCCCGCCGGGGAAATACAAATTTCTGACGACAGTGCTTTTTGCGCTGGCCGGGCCAACAGCGGCGATCTCGATCGTCGGCTCGGGAATGAATGCGACCGAGCTCTACTGGCCGAATCCGATCAACGGGCTGACGTTCTACTATAGCAACCCGAACCACACGGTTCACGTCCGCGACTTGGCTATGACCACTGGGCAGTTCGGGCTAAGCACCGCGCTCTCATTTAATCAATCGGTGGGGCTCGGTACCTTCGCCATCAGCACGATCGAGCGGGTTCTGTTCCGCGGTGCCGACGCCAATGCTATCTCGGGCATCGGGGAAGGCTACTTCTGGAGCGTTGCCTATCACTTCAAGAATGTGTCGGGCACGACGGTTGATAGCGTTGCGGTGTGGGGTCCGGGAAATGTCGGCGTCAATTCAATCGGCGGACTTTACGAAGGCGCTGGGACGACTGAGCGCGACTATTCGATCTACCACAATATCTCGAAGAGCATCTTCAATGGCCTTACCTTTGGCATTATGTACGGCTCGTACTGCCAGGGGATGACGATCACCCAGACCAATTTCCAGAACGGGCAGTTCGGGTTCTGTGTGCCGGTAAACGCTCTGGGGACATTGCTGCAACTACAGATATCTGACAGTCAGTTTGCGACGACCGGGAATGCGATCCAGGTCTTGTCGGATGTCGGCGATGTGATGATTCATCACAACGACATCGCGATCCAGTCGGGTATGGCCGGCATTCTGATCAATACCGGGAATCCGAACCTGTGCGGCAGCATCATAGGAAATGTGGTGCATGCCGCGACGACGACGGGGACGAGCGGCATTGCAATGAATGGCAATGGCTATGCGATCTCCGGCAATTCGATAACCGGAGCGGCGATCGGCGTTTCGCTGCTTTCGGCGGCGGCGAATTGCAATGTCTTCGGCAACATTTATCTGAATTGCGCGAGCAATACCGCGAACGCCGGTCAGGGAAATGGGATCGGAACCATCACCGCCTAGCCATGGATTTTACTTGACACACATGATATAGGAGGGGTCATGCCTAGCAAGTCT